CCCATACGAAATATAAGGACCGGAGTTAGCTGTAATAGACATTTGCTGTCTCCAATCTTACGAAGTTGGGAATGAACCGTAGATCGAACGCCAGTTGTAATAGCCGACCGAATAACGCTCGTAGCCTTTTACCAACAGGTTGTCTGTCGTAAAATCGACTTGCATATCCATTTCGAAAGGAACTCGCTCCATGTACACAAGACCTTTGATGCTGGTCAACAAGAACCATGCATAGTTAGAGGTCAAGAAGTCCATGACCATATAACCTTCAGGCAAGCCGCCTGCGGTCATGAGGATCGCGTTCACATCGTTGTCTGCTGTACCGGGGCGCAACTGGGTCTTGGTCAAGCGGATAGCAACTGGTTCCAAAGCAGGAGGAACAATCAGTTTGCGACCGCGAGCAAAGATCTTAATGCCAGCGATGTCACGGAAGTTCTGACGAATTGCGACCATGCCGTTCAAGAGGGTCGATTCGTTGAGATCAACATCAACGGTCGGCTTGTTGGCAATCGTGGTGCCGTCGATAGGATGCGAGGTGGAGCAGAGAGCAACACCGTCACCGCCGATTGACGCATTGTAGGTCGTCGCAGTGTTCAGAACGTTAGCAGCGTAGATTTCCTTCGTCTGATGGAAGGACTCAACGAGGCCGAGGTTGGTTGGCTTGAACTGTGCTTTGTACAGGTTATCGTCAATCGCCTTACGGGTGATCGCGTAACCGAGAGCAATTTCGTTATGCTCTTGGTTGTACACGTAACGCTCGCCAGCAGCGTTGTCAAACTGGGTGTTACCACCTTCAGTCTTCAATTGTGCCAGACCGAGGTAACGCATTTCAGCGGTACGTTCGAGCGCCATGTTCGACTTGGTGATTTCGAACACCTTGTCGTACTGGCTTGGGATTTGTGCGTACTTGCCTTCAACGCCACGGAGACCGGGGAGAAGAAGGTCACGAATTTGACTAAGATTAATAGCCATTGTGTGTTACTCCTTACAGGCCGGTTGTGGTGCGGAAGGTCTGGTTATTGAACGCTACAGTGATGTAGTTGTACGGAGTGGTTGTATCCGTGCCGTTCGCGCCGGGAGGGGCGGTAACCAGATTGTAAATGCGAAATGCATAGTTCGTGGAAGCGGAAATGTTTGCTTGGTTTGCGTAAGCAATTGACTGACCGCTGAACTGCTGTGCGGAGGTCGGGGAGGTTGTCAAACCAGCCCAGTCGATGTTTTTACCGACGTTTGACTGCACAACAGCAGAAGAACCACTTGATTGAACTTTAAAGAGAGCCTGCGGGTCAGTAATAACCCATGCAGTAATGACGGTTCCGGTAGGAACGGTCGTGCCGCCGGGCCAATAAGGAGACCAAATAACGCGGTTAACGGCTGAAGAGTAATATTCGCAACCGATAAAGACACCGAGGATCTGGTTTGCACCGACAGTAGCGGCTGTCAAATAGCCGCCGGAGAGAGCAACGGGGTCACCCGTCATGTAGTAGTTAGAATCACCGCTAGCGATCAACCATTGCGATTGGCCCAAAGAACCTTCACGCCCATCGAGAAAGCCAGCAAGTTGGAAACCATTGGGCGCTGATGTGTTCGCCATAGGTAGCTCCTGTCTGGAATGATCTTATCTTTTGACAGCGCGTCAGGTTAAGATCAGTCAGCAAAGCCCGCTACGGCGCGTAACGGAAGTGAATACGCAGTAAATAACACACTCATTATTTACTGCGCAAGTGCGTTAAAGGAAAAAATTACTAATTTTTAGCCTTTTGGAATTTCCATCGGAATATATTCTTTATTAATTTGAGTGCGACGTTGGTCACGTTCAAATGTACCCGTTGGAGCCATGCCCAAAGCGCGTTCTTTTTCTTTCACAACGCGGCGAGCCTCCTGCAATTCCAAGAACTTAGCCCGGTTTGAGATTTCTGCTGGGCGTTCCATCAAAATCATCCCCTCACGAATGATCGGACCCTTATGATTAGCGGGCATCATGTGCGGATGACGGCTAACATCAACCGCTTCCCAACCAGCTTGCGCTAATTCTACTTCATATGACCCATCAGTTTGGCCCAAAGTCTCATAACGCTTCCAATTATAATCCCAACCATCCGGGATATCGCGTGGATCAATGTAAAATTTATCATAAAGCGCCATATCCGTATCCGCGTCGCGGGTTCTGTTACGGATTTGTTCCGCACGAATAGCCGCTTCGCGAATGCCGCGTGTTACGGGTGCTGCTTTTACTTCAACTGGTTGGTTTTCCACAACATTATCCTCAAAAACAGATGTGTTATCTTCAATTTCTACCTTGCGGGGACGACCCGGCTTGCGTTTGATGTCATTCATATCTTCAACTGGCCTTTCTTAGCGTAATGTACCATTGCTTCCGCATATTCTTCATCAGACATGCCCAATACTTCTTCCGCATATGCCCGCATTTCGGGTGTAAGTGTCACGCGAGTTTGATTTTGACCCATTGTTGGTACACTTCCGCCACGTGCAACAGGCGCAGCCGTCACAACATTGCGTTGTTTCGGGGCAGTAGCCGTTTCACGAGCCGGTGCATTAAGTTCATTGTCAAGATATTGGAAGTATTGCGGTGTATCCGGTTGGTAATTGTCAGCAATTGCCTTGTAATGAGCAGCCGCTAACATGTTTTTAGACCGTTGATCCTGCATTAAATGGATGTTTTTACGCAACCACGTTTGCGATTCAGGCGATAAACGCTGCAATTCAGCTTCAATAGGGTCGTAATTAGTTTGTTCATACGACGGTTGCTGATATTGCGGTTCCGGTCTGGAGCGTTCCATTTGGATCCGCTCTTCAAGGGCTTCGCGCCCTTGTTGCAAAGTCGCAAGCTTGCTTTCAACCTGTGCCATTTGACGTTGAAGCTTGGCGGCAGCATGATAATCGCCTTGTTCAAGGCGACTCGCATACTCTTTTTCCAACATTTCACCGTCGCGTTCATACGATGCAATAGCATTTACAAATGCGGTGTGTTGAGAATCAGCCGCCTGCGTTGCATATGTGCGAATTTCGGTTTCTTTTTGATAAAGATTCCGTTCCGCTTCATATTTTTGGCGTTTAATTTCTTCAGCTTCACGCTTTTTAGCTTCAAGTTCGCGTTTTAACTGTTCAATGCCTTCATCCGCACTTAAAAGGGGAGCCTCCTCCTCCTTTTCCACAGCGTTTACGGGCAATTTTGCGGGGGTATCCGCGCCAATATCGATCTCTTCGACAACGGGCAACGCTAAGTCAACAATGACTTCTTTAGCTGCTGTATTATCCATGTATCACCTTAAAAAACTACGTCTGGAGATTCAATGCGAAGGCGAACTTGGACATCTTGCACCATACGGCAAAGCACACCGTTAATCATGACCTGCCATCCGTCCGACGGACGAATTACAACCCAATCACCAACGTTCACGTTTTGTCCTTGGAAAGAGGTATTCGCGTCATCAACAAAAGCCTGAACGCCTTTTTTCAAAACAAGGCCAGCTTTTCCCTGATATTCGTCTTCTTTGCGCGAATCATCTGTTAAATAAATACCGGATTTGGTTTTTTCCGGTCGCTTGTACACTGCTACAAGCACCCAATTAAAGAAAATATCTACTTTAGAAAGGTCACCGATAGCGTTACCGATTTGTTCACGCGGGTCTCCCACGTGTTCCATTTTCATATACGTCATATTGTATCCTATCTCGCGTTGTTGTTGTCGCCGATTAACTTTTCGTTAATCTCATGCGCCCAGATAAGTGTGTCAGAAATCGCTTTTAGATATCCGACGGCGTTTTTGTATTCCTCTAGTGTTGCATAAGACCCGCTTAGGATGAATTCCGCCCGGGTCAACTTTTCCTCATTCAGTCGTTCACGCAGCTTGCGATAGAACAACAAGTCAAAACTATTCACTGCACCTCCTTATTTTGCAAGAGGCCATTTCCGTTTTTCTAAACGGCCAAGGCCGGAACCAGAACCATAGTCATGCTCTTGATGTGCTGGCATAGAAGCCTGTGGGGCTTTGCCGCCAACACGACCACCCGACTTGCGCATCGGGGGTGTGGGAGCCGTCATACCGGGCTTCCCAACATTCATAGCTGGGCCTGCGCCCAAACCACCGCCAGCACCAGCCATGCCCGCGCCCGGAGGCATTGCACCCGGAGGAGGACCGCCGGGAGGAGGACCACCAGCGCCGCCCGCAAGGGCAGCAGCAAGCTGTGGGGGAATAGCGGGAGCGCCAGCCATAGGCATAGGAGCCTGCCCGCGAGCCTGCTTACCACCGGCATCTACAATAAGATTAATCGTGGTTCTACCACCGGCTTTGCGATGTGCTCTGCCACCTTTTTTCATTTCATCTTTAGGCATGTTGGAGCCAGCGGGTATTCGCGCTCCCACAGCAGGCATACCAGACATTTTATCCGCTGCACGTTCAATGTTTCTAGAGCGATTTGCCATTTTACTCATTGCGTCCATTTTTTGATCGGCAGGCAAATCATCATAATGGAATGCGCGTCTCATATTATCGCGATGAGCGTTAGAAACATATTTAGATAAAGCGCCACCCGACAATTTATGAGGACGTTCAGCTTTACCGCCCCAGCATTTTTCTTCGCGGTGCTTAAGCGCTTCGCCCTTAACCATTGATTTAATAAGTTTTTTATCAGCGGCTACGTCTTCATGCTTGTGGACGGCCCCACCTTTTTTGTGGGGCATGCCTATACCACCAATTGCGGGGGGAGCATATGGAAGGCCAGCTTTCTTTTTACGCATCGCAAGTGCTGCTACGCGTTTTTTGCGAAGCATGGGGTTCAGACCAGTCAAACCACCAGATGCAAAACCTGTTTCTTTTGCGGATTGTTCAAATTTACGGGTCGCATCACGCAAAGTATCTTCGTTATGCGCACTATCCATACCGTAATCAGAAGCTTCATTTACCGCCTTTTGACGGGATTTTTCGTACTGGGTATGTTCGCTGCGAAGTCCACCGCCGACTTCCTTTTTAGCGCGAGGCTTGTGACCCAAATGGTGTTTGGCGGCTTTGCCTTCAGCATGAGCCACCTTACCCCCGCGTCTAAAACGCTGTTTACCAACGGGCTGCAAACCAGAATTTTCGTCCGTCGTCAGAAGCGGAACGCCGTCATAAGGATGCGTATCATCAAAATGTTTCGCGGTTTTATGAGGTTTATCAACGCCCATGCTTTTTAATTTTTCATGGCGAGACTGTTTTGCTTCATGCTTGTAGTGTGACATTCTGGTTCTCCACGGTGGATTTTCGCACCATAAACTAATTTTTTAACCCTGCCAATGGCCTATACGTTAGGATTTTGCTTCAAATTTTGCATGTCTGGCTCAATAACATTTTCAGCGATATGAGCGCTTTCGGGATGGACAGCAATTTCGCGAGCAAGCTGATACAACGCAATTTGTTCTTTACTTTCACGGTCCGCAGCGCGATTTTGCGCTTCAGTTTGCGCGGATACCGCCTTAACTTTGACTTCCGCAATTTTCGCTTGCGAATCCATCATCTTCGCCTGCGCCATAACCATCGCGGGGTCTTGCATTGGATCCGGCGGCTGTTGCGGAGCAAACAAGGTCTTAGCGTCCTCAATACCCAACATCGTCAATACACGTTCATCAACCGCTTGCGCGTTGTACAGAGTGGGGTTAGCCGCCTGAAGCTGCTTCAAAGCCATAGCTTTTTGGATGCGGGCGGTTTGAGATGGGGTGTTGGGATCCGCAGCGGGCACCAAATTAGCGTTATCAAGTGCTTTTGTCAGAATTGATTCCGACCAAGTTCCAACAGGGAACTTGTTATCACGCCAGAAGCTTTCCGGATCTTCTTTAAAGAGGTCACGAAGCAACGCAAATTCACGAGCCTGCGCGTTATGCATCCGCTTGTGAACGGATGACATAACTTTTTGAGCCTGTTCAATCAAAGCAATTGTTGTGCCAACTGGCGCTTCCGTATTCCCCTCACCGACTTTCATTTCGGCGGTCCCGCCCAAACGTTGACCTGATTGATCAATCAATTCAAGGAGTTGCAAAAACGCTCCATCCACGCCACGGTACGGAAGATTAGAAACAATATTTTGAATTGGCTGTCCGCCGGTCTCAATTCCCACGCCAGAACCGGGCGCAACGCGGAATTCGTTTGTTAATTGGCGACCCGCTTGTTTTGCGTAAATAAATCCGGGAAAGTTTGCGAACATCCCGTTGTCGATGCACAACCGCCAACCGGCGGTCAACGCCATAGTTGAATTACCGAGTAAATGAAGTAAGCCAAAGCCATAAAAACCAATACCGGGTACGAAGATGTACTCGACAAACACCCCTTTACGCAGGAAATTATCATCACCTTGTCTCCACCACCGCCGGATCTCTAAAATTTCGCGGCTCGTTTTGTCAATTGTGACCCGATAAGGGAGGCGAAGGCCCGTAATATTCCCATCAGCATCTTCGTGTTCATACCCCGGAATGTCTAACTCACAATAACATTCGTATACGTCACGCAATTCGTTTTCAAGGTTGGATGTTTGAGTCGGCTTAATCCCTTGAATATCATCAATTTTTTCATCAACGACGTTCTTTTTTGTGGGGCCAGCATCTGACAAAGCAACAGCGCGGTATACACCCAACAACTGCATGCGTTTCATGACCGAAGGTTGCATTTTGATGTGATGCGTAACGCGTTGCGCAGATTCAATGTTTGTTTCCGCGTTGGAAACAATAACATCTTTTACATCCACAAACTCGGATACGGGCCGCCGACGTATCGGGCAGTGATACACTTTCTTAAACGCGGTCCCGCAGAACCCAAGGGAGAAAAACATACGTTCCGTATCGGGGTAATATTCCTTGGCGGTATCCGTTAAATAATGGTTAAAATCCATTTCCAACGCAAGCGCTTCAACTTCAACCGCTTGGTTTTGATACCCGTCATTCCTAACCTTTACGGGGCCAGCCGCCGGTAACATTTCACCTTGCGCGTTCGCTTGAAACCGCACAATAGCTTCCAAAAGAAGGGGATGTTTGACGGTCGCTTGACCCTCAACTGACGTAGACCCATCCGCCGAATTGGATTTTGGGGATTCAATTTTAGTGCCAAGTAGTTCCAAGCCCATAACCATTTGCTGAAGGTATTCGGCTCTAGATTGTTCGTCTTGTTCAATCAAACGCAACAATTCGTTGGAAATTTGGCCTAAAGCGGACCCATCAAGGTCCATCGCAATGTTTTCGTTAAAATCTTCTTCAGACTTTTTTTGCGGGTTTGCCATTTGACCAATGTTAATGGTCACGGATCCGTCCGCGTTCTCGACTTTGATGTAACCCTTATCCATATCGATTTTGGGTTCAATGTCCCCACTACCCTCAAGAATAACATCCATAGGGTCATAATCGTCGTATGTTTTGCCGGATACGGGGTTCTGGCGAAGATTAAAAGGGGCGAGAGCCATGTGTTATACCCAATAAAGCGGTTTTGCGTTACTTTGTGGCCTGTATAACATAGCTTCGGTCTTTTCCGCTATAGCTTCAACAGGTTTTTGTGCAAAACCAATGGTTCGTAGATGTAGAAGCGCCTGAGTCATACTATCAACCAAATCGTCATGCGCTCCCTTCGGGAACGATGTCGCTTGGGCAATCATCTTTTCCGTCCAATCAAAGTCAGGCGCGTAAATCATACCATCCGCGAAAAGATGCTGGATGGCGTAAGCGCGGGCTACTTTATCCCCCCGACCCGGGTCAACAAGTTGTATCCCCCAACTTTCGCGAGCGAAATGCACCCTGATCTCTTGCGCGACGGATATACCCGCTGCTTTTGATTCGATGAGAAGTTTGTCGATCTTAAATTTATTACACAGTAACCCGATTTGCTTCACAAGTTGTGGGAATTCAAGGCGGTCTTGCCACGCGTAGATGAGCATGATCCGCCGATTATCTTGGCGGTCTGTCCATACGCCCCATATGCTTAGAGCCGAATAATCGTTCTCTTGCTTTGTGGTATAGGCTGTATCGAGCGAAGCGACGACATACTCAAACGGTGGGTAAACGGTTTTGGGTAACCCTTCCGCTCCGGACGTAGTCTCGTCCCAAAGGTTCCACCATTCTCTTTTGATGATGCCGCCGCCTTTTGGTTCTGGGCGCTGCTGCAACTGACCCGCTGCCGCAAATGGGCCGAGGCGGGTTTCAAGTTCCGTGACTTCCGGATCCCCAAATCGTTCAGGAACAAGAAGGTCTCCTTCCTCTCGTTCATCGATAAACCATTGAGTAATGCAACGGCGATCCGATTCAAAACGCATCGGTAAGCATAAATGCGTCCAATTTCCGATGTCTTTTGACAAAATATGACCCGTAAGGTCATTTTCGTGGAGTCTCTGCATGATGACAATAAATGCGCCCGTCTTTGGGTCGTTGAGACGGGTGGACATGGATTGATCCCACCATTCGAGCGTACCATCACGGACAAGATCGGATTCCACTTCGTTCGCGTTGTGGGGGTCGTCAACAATGATGATGCTACCACCTTCACCGGTGAGCGACCCGTCAACGGAAGTCGCGAGTCGATATCCGCCTTTATCATTGTCAAAGCGGACTTTTGTGTTTTGATCCGATGTAATTTTAAATCGCTCCCCCCAGTACCGTTTATACCAAGGGCTTTCAAGGAGGCGGCGCGTTTTAAGGCTGTCGCGAATAGACAGGGTTTGTGCGTAAGAAGCAAACAGGAACTGGACGTGCGGGCCTGAAAGGGGGCCGTATTCCCTTTGCGCCCAAATCCACGCGGGGAAAGCGACGGAAACCATTGAGGACTTTGATGTACGCGGCGGAACGTTAATGACAAGCCGCCTGATATCACCATCTGCTACCGCTTTTAAATGTTCCCCAATCGCGTTCAGATGCCACCCGTGTTTGTACGGGTTTGGATCTATGTATTTCCACGCACCACGCAAGAATTTATGGATATTATTTTCATATTCCAACCGGAATATCTCTTTAATCGCCTCGTCAGGGTGTTCCGTAAGTGCTCTATTGTACTCATTCATCGGAAATATACTCGTATTCCGCCTCGATCATGATTTGATCCTTTGACTTCGGGGCCAGTTTTTGGAGCATTTTGAGGCGTTCCGTTTCCGGTAAATTACTAAAATCAAACACAATAGCGGGTGCGCGTTGTTGCTCTTCAGGGTCTTTATCCCGCCAATTCATCCGCGCTTTCGTTAAAAATATACCCGCTTGGATGGAGGATGGTTGGTCTTTCATCGCTTGTTGGTACAGGTTTTCCACGACCAAAGCATTCGCGATCTGCCGACCGTACTGGATTTCGTGTTTGAAATGCTCCTGCAACCACCGTTTGGAAATACCGATGGTGTCTGCGATCTCGTCGTTCGTCAAACCCATCTTTGCGAGGCCCATGAGGGAGCGGCGAAGTCTATCGTCAAGGACAATCTCTTTCCTTTGACGAGGGTTCTTTTCAACTTTGTTTTTTGTTTTATACACTCTTTTGCGTTTTTCTTCGGGCATGCGTTGCCGTCCAATGCTTTTACCGTTAACGGATTTTTGATGTAACCGGCGTAATTTGACCTTTACACCGTTGATGACTTCCGTCTTGTTCATGCGTATAAAATGGATTAAGATATTCGGGTTGTCAATTCTTGCTTGAAAGATAAACGCAGAATGGCTATTAATCAACTGCCTGACGAAGTTCACGACATTACGATGGACCTGATGAATGCCCTTGAAGGGAGGGATTTAGCGATATCGGTCCTCTCCCTTATCAATTCCATCGCATTTTTGATTCAACAAATGCCGGAAGAGAACCACGAGGACATCCTGACAAATTCTACGGATATGTTGATGACATTGTTGGGTTTTATACAAATTGATCCTGAAGAGTTGGCAAACGCCACACGGCACTAAAAGGAGAATGCGTTATGTTTGACCGCAATTACATGACTGAGGAAGAAGCGCTTGTTAAGTATTGCCCCCATCTTGAAGAAGATTGTCTGGGGCATGACTGCATGATGTGGGTATGGCAAGACCCGCAGATTGTATGGTCGGAAGAATCTCCCGGCGAAGGTTGGGTAAAGGGCGAGATTGACGATGTTATTTTCAATCTTGGGGGAGCGGAGAAAAAGCCGCCCAAATATGAATGGAAGAAAGAGCGGGAAGTTTTGCGTGGGCGTTGCGGATTGCGCAAATATTGATCACTTGACAGCGACCCGAATAAACCATAGCTTCATAGGTCAATGAAATCCATCAGCCCGACAGGCATTGGGTCCGTATTTGTTAATTCAAATGTAAAAACGCACCGGCAATGTTATGCGGAGAAATATCGGGTAAACGGATAAACGCATAAAGGAAATCCATCCTCCCGAGAAGTCCCATCCGATGGGCTTCCGAGTAGATATCGGGTAAACGGATATTATAAAACATAGGGGTAAGCGGGTTTTTACTGTTTCACCGCCCTAGGGATGCCGAAGCAGAACAGTGTCAGGCATCCCACCCCCATTAGACGATCTGGGTACAGGCTCACGTTTTGCGTGAGTCACGTCGCAATTCCAGACAGGGACCGCCATAACGTGAAGTACCCACCAAATTTCTCAAACAATTGGTGATTTATGTGCGATAGGACGCATCTGGTTAAAAAACGGGAGAAGCAAATGGATTACAAGGAAGTCATACGCGATTACGGGGTTGATATCTATTACACCCTCCTCCTCCCCGCCATCCGGGGATTGGAGTACAACAAAATCGAAGACGGGTACGTATACGACGAAACAAAAGCGGAAACCGTCAAAGCGACCATAGCGATCATCGAAACACTCTTCGACATGGTGGATAGTGGATCCGATACGCCCACCGCACCTATTCCGTAAGCCGACCCTACAGGATCACTTACGCATACGCGCACATAAATGCGCAAGGGCAAGCCTTCGGCAGCTCGATGAGGGTCTCTCCCCCGCAATCCTTTTCCAGTACTGTGTGAACTCCGGAATGTGTTTATGCGAGGTGGCACTGCGTGCCGCAGAGCGGCTTGATGAACTCGAAAATAGCCTCCGGCGGGGATCCAAAAAGGGGTAGCCCCATAGTAATTTAGTGGGGGTGAAGAATCGTGGGAAATTTGGGAATTTTTGGGGGATTAACCGGGGATCCTAAAGGATCCCCTAGGTTTTTTTTCAGGGGGGTATAGGACTGTTTTCCTACACAGGAATATATGTGCTGTCAACATAAGTAATACTACTTACTTGACAATACATTCATTCCTATCTGTTAGGAACGCATACCTATGTCAATATAGGTAGTAATACGTATACGTAGTAATACTTATATATACTAAAGTATTATTGATTAAACCTTTGGTTTATGCAAGGATGCTATTGCGTCACGGGGACGCTACGAAAAGGATACTGCTATGAAAAAAGACAATATTCTCACTGCCAAGTATTACGCTCAGGCACTCGCTGATCACGCTACAATCGCTCACTGGACTGACGGCAATGTTAATTTCCATGAGCAGTATATGCGCGATGCACTCGCAAAGATTGCCAAGTCTATGGGATACGCTCTTGTCGATATCACTGAGACTTTGGAGGCTTTTGAAGCCAGTGACGATATTTCTATCGCGGCATAAAGCAAAGGGGGCGCAAGCCCCCTATCATCAAAAGGATTGATACAATGAAAACGATAGTATTATCCGCCCCTATCTATTGGGCCTCTTATCTAATCAATGCCGATGCATCAGGCATGGATGATAATGAAATTGAAGCTTGTGACGCATGGTTGCGTGCTGAATTCAGTCGGCAGTCTTATTCATGCGTTGACGTGCTCGACGTTGGTTTTATGTATTACCATGACGCGTCTTTCTTCTATCCGTTGGGTTCGGATTGCGCTGAATATACTTTTATAGTTTAGACAGACTGAAACATTGTTGCACAATAATTAAGGCACGCTCTATTTGCGTGCCTTTTCTTTTGTCCTATCCATTGTGCATTGCAGCAAAAAATGGGGTTTTGAGGGGGTCAAGTATTTCGCAGGTGCGAGATAGATTGACCCGCCCCATGTTTCACGTGAAACAAATCAGGCAAAGGCCTTTTCTGCTAGTCCCCACAATTGTGCGTTAAACCGTAAATCACTATCAGCACCACGTATCCGCCGGACAGAACGGGTTTTGCCTGTAGCGTTCCCTTGCAATCCGCCGCGGACTAGGTGCTCTTGAACGCGATTGAAAACATGCCATGCATTGTCCCCATTGTCTTCTATGCGCTTTGCTTCTAACAAATCACCAGCCACAATTGGTGCTTTATCTGCTATCGGATAGCGAAGCGCAAGCGCAGCATGAGCGAAGTCTAATTGTTGGGCGTAGCTTAAATATTGTTTAGACCAGCCGTCAATCAGTCTATCCGCCGCGCTTGTAGTCGTTTGAATATGGTTTACCGCCGCCTTGATACGATACCAAAGGTTTCCGCCACGATGCCCAAGCGTTGCTTGCCCGAAGTCTTTAGAATAAGCGACAATCCCATTCGCGCAAACAAAGCGGAAAACACCAGCAAATAACTCGACTGCCCTAGTCCCATCGTGTGCATTGCGTAAAAGGATTTGAGAGACTGTCCCATCGTGCTTTATTGGGGCTTCGCTATGCTGGAATTTGACAATGTGCGTATTAAATCCGAATTTATGCGCCTTTCGCACTCTTGCGGCCTGAGCGTCTACTACACCATAACCAAGCTCTGCCATATGCCGCACTATATCTATAGTCGGAATATGCGCATATTTTGCGCTTCTAGTATGGTGTGGTTCCATTTTGAAAACTGCTGCTGGTAAATCATTAATGTTTTTAAATTGTGTTAACATAGGCTTTGCTTCCTTTTGCTTTATGGCCACTATTAGCCATGAGCAGACAATACTGTAAACTAATCCTTTAAACAAGCTTTTTTTGATGCGTGAAAATACTTAGTCTTTTGCTCATTCTGGGAATAAGTAAAAATGCGTATTTAATCGATTTGCGCTTGACTATTGTCCCCACAATGTTTTACTTGCGCTTAATCATTGTAAAAGGAGTAAATGCAATGTCCATTCAGTTTAGACGTTTCTTTTCCGTTGATAGTCCAAAAGCAATCAAAGCGAATTCCTTTGGCTGGCTTAATGCTATTAATTACATGGCACCAGCTGCGACTGCTGGCTTTGGGGATTTTTGTCCAGATGCTTCCGACGGATGCCGTTCGATTTGCTTAGGCGAGCACTCAGGACAGGCCGCCATGCGTAAAGACGGTGAGGATAATGTGGTAACAATATCCCGCAAAAACAAAATCGCGTATTTCATGCGAGACCGTCAGGCCTTTCTGTCCGAAGCTTGCTATCATATCAACAAACTAAAAGATCAGGCACTAGCCAATGATCTAAAGCTTGCTGTGCGTCTTAATGGTTCCACGGATATTGCATTTGAGGGAATTCGAGATAATGCCGGAAAAACGATTTTCGACCATTTTCCGGAAATCCAGTTTCTTGACTACACGAAAAACGCGAGACGGTTTAAGCGCAAGCTTCCGGACAATTACCATTTGACATTTTCTCGTTCGGAAACTAACGAGGCACAATGCCAAGAATTATTGGAACAAGGCCACAATGTCGCTGTGATCTTTGCGCATGGTTTACCAGTCCGCCGGAAGCTTTGGGGTGCGCGCATTATCGATGGCGATAAGCACGATTTGCGCTTCTTAGACCCTCGCGGCGTGATTGTCGGATTGTCACCAAAAGGAAACAAGGCGAAACGCGACATGTCCGGCTTTGTGTTGCGCGACTATTGAGGGATAGGGCGCAAGCCCTTCCCTTTTCGCTGTGTATTGCAACAGCGGCAAACGCTTCACGCTTGGGAGTCGGCGTGGTCAATGGCGGGGTAAAAGTCCTTAGACGTTCCCGTAATTATTAACCGAAAAGGAACCCAAACCATGACCGGAATTTATACCGTCGTTAACGATAGCGACCTAATGGACGCACCCCATACCGTGTCTTTTTGCTACCGGAAACCCGCCGAAGAATATGTCCGCGAGTTGTTTAGGGTTTATTTGGAATATTCCAAAACTGACCCAACCGAACCGTTACCGGAACCCGAAACCTACTACAACGGGGAAAAATACACGTTCGAGGGCGGATACTGCACCGAAACCGTCTTTTTAATCGAAACCGAATTACTGGGAGAGTAAAACGATGCTTTACATTGTATCAAACGAAGACCTAAAAGAAACCGCCAATAATGCGGGGGAGAAAGAATGGTTTGCATATTTGGGGGACGCAGAAGAAGCCGCCAAACGCATTGCGAACGAAACAGGCATGCTGCAACACATCTATAGTTTTGTGCGGCACCATAGCATTATGCCCGAACCCGAAAGAACCTACCGCCTGTGCTTTAAAAAGATCGATGGTCATTATATGACCGTAAACGCTCATAACCTTGAGGAAGCGATTGAAAAGGGGAAAGACCGCCTGTCATCAACCGATTATGAATTCTATGACCATGTGGAACTCGCGTATCAGGAGACACCAGATGAAACGTGATTACAAAGTGACCGTCACCAAGGTTTCAACCATTACCGTTACCGCTTATGATGAAGAGGACGCGATTGAGATTGCGTCCCAACTCCCCAATTCATTAACGGATTGGGAACACAAAACCGAATATGAGGCAGAAGAGGAATACGATTACGATGAAGAACCGTAACCCAGTCGGGAAAGCATTACGCGATCCCGTATTCAGACAAAGGGTTGTGAAAGACAAAAAAGCGGAACACAACCGCCGACAATGCCGAACCCACAACCCCAAAACAGACTTCACAATGACAAAGAACAGAGGCGGGTCAAACCGCCTTTTTCATATAAAAAACAATACTTTAGTGTTGTTTTCCCGTCAAGGTTGACAACTATCAATTTTTGGTTTAAAGAACGGGTTAAGTGCTTGAAAAAGGATCACAAATTATGAAAATGCGTTTCTATTATTGTCAAAGATGCGGTAGCACCCATATTTCCGCACCCACCACCACACAATGGGATCAGGCGGCTCAACAATGGGTTGCGGATGCACCGAACCTTGAGACGGGTTTCTGTGCGGTTTGTGAAGAACCGACCCAGATCCGTGAGGGTTTGATTATGGAAAAAATCGAGGTTGAACGTTAACCATACGGGGGTGAGTACAAATGGACATTGTTGAACGGTTAATGAACCGACACTGCTGCCAAGACAATTTTGACCAAGAGGCGGCGCAAGAAATCAAGCGGTTACGTAAGGCTCTGCAAGAAATTTTTGACCACGATAGCAGTTTGAATGATGAATACACCTTCATTTCTTTTGTGGCAAAAAATGCTCTGAACACCAAAAAACAAGGCAAAGAAGAAGTGATGGACATTGTCGATAAACTCCGCCGTTTCCGCCCTACATATGGTTGGCCCGAAGAAAGTTCTGTGATCGTTGAGCCGACTATGAACCATGTTGCTGCTGACGAAATCGAACGGCTTAGGGGAAAAATTAAGAAGCTGGAAAGAGAACTAGATAAAAAAGATGCCAATGCAGACATGCAATATTTAAATGGAATGAAATTCGGTTGGAATTGCAGTCTTTATGAAGACAACGAAACGTACGAAACAGTAAAAAAATCAATCTTATTACAGATACGGCATTGGAAACAGCATTGGAGAAAGAGTGATGACAAAAATGATTAAATCACGAATTAACGCATTGGAAATTGAAAACGCGGAATTACGGCGGGAAACCGTAACCTTACGTGATCAATTCGCTATGGCAGCGTTGCCATCCGTAATAAGGGATGATCATAGGCAAGATCACATTGCAAAACGTGCATACCAAATAGCTGATGCTATGCTTGCAGCGCGGGACGATTCAACCGAAAATTGAGCGAAGTATTCACCTTCCGGTTATGACCCACTGTTATAGTGACCGCCTTCCCAACCCACAGGAGGCCACTATGGCAAAATTTATTGTTTCTTTATCCGCTCCTCTCGCTCGTGAATACGAGGTTGTTGCTGATGATATTGACGCAGCAATCGAAATCGCGACCGCTGAATTCATTAAAGATTTTCCGGTGGCGGCAAACACCGCCGAGATTGATGAATTCGACGTGGAGGTTTCTGAGTCTTACGAAATCGACAATGACGGTAACGTTGTTGATGACGAAGAAGAAGACGCAGACGAAGAGTGATGAAATGGGGGAGGGCCGAAACGGGGGGAAAGCCCTCCCCCTTTCTCAACCGCCGACAAAAGGAGCAAAACGGCGGGAGAAGTGTTCATAATTAACCGATATTGTTCATGAGAACAACCGGCTTTCAGTATTAAATTCCAAAACCGCATATCCAATTTTACCCGCATCGGGTTGGTAGCGGATCTTTTTCACATAAATACCCGTTGTTGTATCATATTCCGGATCTCCAATCCGACCGATAATGACCCCCAAATCCGCTTTGTTCGCCCAATGGGAACTATCCGCGAGGTTATACAGCCCCAATTCTTCGCTATCCATTTGGCTTGATGCTTTCGTCGGGTGAACGACCACAATCACCAAAACATTGTATTGCATAGCGAATGATTTAAGCTTTTTGATGGCCCGACCGATATATTCCGTGTGGCTTTCGTCCGACCGCTTGCGATGCTCAATCTCGTTCCACGGGTCAATCAATACGCACTTAACCCCTTCACGAATGACAGCCGTCTGCATTTTATCAATCAACCAATCAATATCATGTTCCGTGTCCAAATCCGAACGGTTTGGAGCAATGAACGTGAAATACTTGTTAATAAAGGCCTTGGCTTTCTCCTGAAGCGCGACAGACCCATGCGTAAATTTACAACCCATAGCCGCCCCCATAATCGCGTGAGTGACATAAGGCGCGATCTGCATCTCGAATGAGGCTACAGCAATAGGCCATTTATGAAGCTTTGCGAGGTTCGCGACTAACTGCATCGTCCATGTGGATTTACCATGCCCCGGAAAACCGCCTACAACCATGAAAGCGCCGAGGTGAGGCTTGATGTACCCATCGACTAACGCCCAGCCTGTAGAGTACGTTTTTATTGGATCTGTAGGGGGAAAATCCTCCTCCTTGTACAGTCCGTCTATTGGGTACGGCTTGGCGGACGCAATACAGTCCAAAACAGCTTGCGGGCCGTGTTGAACCAAGACCTCATTAAAGTCTTTACATCCAGTTGGATACACCACAAACGAACACCGAACACGATCCAAGCGACGTGCAAGTTCTTCAGATAATCGTTGACCAGCTTCATCATTGTCCGCCGCTATTATGATCCGTGGTATTTTGGATATTATTTCCCAGTCATTAGCGAGGAAAGAATACTTTGTGTCACTTCCAAACTCGATGTCATCACATCCTTGAGGTACTCGTATAAGCTTACCAGTACTATCACGAGGGGGAGGAGCACCATCAGGAACGGAAACAACAAAAGGCACACCGCACGCTGCCACACTGATTGCATCTATTTCCCCTTCCGTAATAATGAGGGCCGCATCGCCCGATTGAACCATTGGGTCTTCTAACACATCAGCGTTAAAGAACCGTTTCTCACCACTTTTCTTTTGCCAGAATGTTTTTTGCGGGCCGCGATACTTCGCACCCACTTCAACACCGTGGCGGATAAACGGGAAAACAAATATGTCCCCGTTTTCATCTTGAATTACCGACCCATCCTGATCGCGCTTGCCGGAGTAGCATCCCATATGTTCTGCGATTATCTCCGTCAGCCCCCGACCTTCTAGCCACCTTTTGTGCATTTCCGAGATCATCTATTTCCCCGCCCGTCCAATTACAGTTAAAACAACGCCAACCGATGCCCGTCTCATCGATCCGCACTGATAAACAACGATCATGATTTTTCTTGCGCGTATGGCTGCATTGGGGACACAGGGTCTTGTAAGACCCCGCTTTCCCCGTTCGCAATTCTATCCCATGCGCCCGTGCTAACGCAAGCACGTCCATCAATTTAACATTTCTTTATTGATAAGGTTAAAATTACCAGCTTCAGGATTATGCATATGCGCGTGAATCAAAACCATAACACGGATATACAAATCATCTGGATTATCAGTATCACTCGCCATTAATGACGCGAGAACAGTCTGCATTGTCAAAATACCCATTGACAAGCTTTTACCGTTTACGACTTCCGCGAGTTGCTGACAAACCGCCTCAAACTCTTTGGCGTTTTCCGTCATAAATTCATTCGCATCGTTCAAAATTTTTTCATGATCTTTAAAACTAATCCGTTCCATCTCTTTTCCCCATATCTTCACAAATTTCACACATTGCTTTTACGCAGATGATTACACTGGCCCACGTAATAATCCCCACAGGGATATACACGCATACAATGTCCAAATTACTGATCATAGGTCAACCGATTGATCACTTCGAGGAATGAGGCGTATTGACGATACGTCATCATAACACCATCATCCGTAAACCTTGTATTATCAATCAGCATGTTAATCGCTTCATTAATATTACGAAGCAAAAGAGCCGCCTTCCATTCGACCGTGTCTTCTTTATCAAACATCATTTGACCCGAATCACGAGCGTAATCGTCCGCAACCTGTGCCGCATTTTCTAATTGACTAATTAATTCAAACATGTATGGATCCTTTTGTTTCGTATGCTCCCCGCGAGCATGTGGAATATAAACATGCTCTTATGACGTTGTCAAGCAAAGGTTTAAAAGGATGCGATCAAAAGAAGCGGGTCAAGAGGTTTTAGTTGAAACCTTGCAGGCTCTTATGGCGGCACAGAACAATATGGCTGCTGCCGCACGAATGACAAAAGTCCCTTACATTACATATGTTAAACGGGTAGAAGCAGCGAAAAAGAAATTTCCGGATGGGCTTCCGGAAAAATTACAACCGAAAATGCGGTGGAGCATTCCACCTATGTTAAACCTCGATTTGGGTAAAGAGGTCACTGTCCTCGCGGGTGGTGATTTGCACACATGGTATGGTGAACCGCCCATCATGTGGCAGGCTTTCTGCCGGATCGCACACTTAATCAAACCCGATGTTATCGTGCTGATGGGTGATATGATTGATGGTGCGCGTGTTAGTAAATACGCGAATATGTATGGAAGCACCGCACCAAAAGTCGCGTTGGAAATCGAGACGTTCCAAGAATACTTAACGATGCTCCCAAAATGCAAAAACGTTTACTGGACTGTCGGTAACCATGACATCCGCGTTGATTCGTATTTGATGCAGAACGCATCGGAACTCGCGGAATATGTTGGTGGTCTTGCTGATCGTTTCCCACAGATCAATTTCTGTATGGGTTTGACGATTGGGGAAACTGAATTCCGCCATCGGTATCGTGGCGGGATCCACACCGCCTTTAACAACACTCGTGAGGCTGGTATCAATATGATTACGGCTCACACACACGCCCTACAAGTCACTGCGCATCGTAACAGGCGCGGTACTACCTACGGCGTGGAGACGGGCATGCTTGGCCCTGTAAATGGCCCCCAGTTTGAATATACGGAGGGTGCGCCCACCCGTTATCAAGAGGGGTTCGCGGTTCTGACGATTGATGCGGAGGGATATATGTTCCCTCCGGAATTGTGTGAGAAGGTGCGAGGCCGCCCCGTATTCCGTGGGGATTACGTTCTCTGACGAACACGAAACAACGAAGGCTTGCGCTTAATCGCGATATACTCATATTGCATATAGCCAAGCTTTCGTTGAAACAAAAACACTTTCTTTTTCGCTTCCAAATCCATTGCTAACGCACCAACTTGTTTGATTTGCTTCGCCCTTTCGTTGTCAGCGTCACCAACGCTATCTCTCGCCATAAAACCCGTATAATACACATACGCTTCATACGGCTGCGATGAATGCAACCATTCCAAAATATCTGTCACTGATCCGTTCTCCAAACTCATGCTGGCTCCTTGGGGACTTCCTGTATTGCAGGCCGCCGCGATAGCATCTGCTTAATCGTTTCGGACTTGATAGTCAGTTCGTTACGGAGAGACTCGTTTTCCCTCGCCTGTTGCGTCATGATCCCACGCCCCATGCGAATAACATCAACTATGTGCTGTAGGTCTTGGCTTTTCGTGTCCTTCAAACGCTCAATAATGGCGGTTGCTTGATCGATATACCTTTGAAGACCTTCGTTCATATGTCCCACCGATGTATTTCTTCTTTAACGCACCGCGCTGTGAATAATGGTTTCAACAACGCAGCACACGCAGCAAACGCGAAAAACCCAAATAGATATATGCGCAGGGATATTTCTATCCCCACGCGCTCTATCCACAATGTTATTTTGCGTCCATCCACCGGCTTGATTCCGTCATCTTTGATGCGAGAGCACTCAATGTCTGACTATACTGAGACGCGAACCAAGTAAACATTTCATTTGCCTTGGCAACTTCCAAATCGTGTTGAACGCGCTGCTCAACCGACAGGAAACTCGTTTCTTTTTTGGATAAAATATCCAAGAGATTACGATAATGGTCGCGCTGCTCCATAAAATTCTGCAACACTTTGACGCGAGGATCCGTTTGATCTTGCGTCATTGGTGTAACAATGGGTGCTACGCCAAAGTACGGTGTTGCCGCCATTGTTTGATCCGCGACGATGGTAACCGTTTGGGTTTCCGCCTGCTTGATCTGATCACGCGCCCATTTCGGAATATATTCACCCCTCTTCTGCCCCTTCATCGGGTGTGGGCGTGGAACCAACTTGATTGGTTCTTTCGCAAAACCGAACCGTTCAATCGCCTCCGCAATCTCGTATTCCCTGCCACCAAGCATACGGGCAATCGCATGGATCGTCCGCCCTTCTTCGACATACAGTTTCTTCAGTTTGTTTTCCTTCTGCTTTGACCATTGCAAAATTTTGCGAGGTTTCGCTTTCGTAAAATCACTGACTTGTTCACGAAATTTATTTAGGCCGTCCATATCGTTTTGACTAAACAAAGTTTTTACTCCTTGGTTTGTTGATAGCTTCCGCCAATTCAACGACTTCCGCTATTGAGGGAGGGTATTTGCATTTCGCCAAGATACC